CATTGTTTGTGTAATAGCCATTACCCTACTAACCCTCTTGCTCTGTAGTGGTCAGTATACTGACTGTTGTCATTCTTATCTTTATACATCTGTAGCGACATTGCGTACATCTGCTGGTAGTTAGCTTGTATGTCTTGCTCGGCCTTCATAAACCTAGCCGCCTCTACTAACGACGCGTTTAATAGTAGCGAGGGCACACTATCACTAAGCCACGTAGTACCGCTAGTAGCACCCGCTGTAAGAGAGGCTGGGTAGGCTGCGTAGATGTGTACAACTGTGTATGCTTGGTCAGGTATGGGGCCAAACTGTAGTGTGTCTGCTTTTTGCTGTCCGTAGTATTGGGGCTTAGATGTAGCATTACTAGGGTAAGCCTCGCGTAGAAAATTAGCGTCTTTTGATATTAGGTATGACTCTACTCCGTCAGCCTCCCTTACCGCGATATTGATAGTGCGTAGGTAGTCAGACGGCATCGTTAGCGTACTCACACCGATGGATAAAGTATCTGAATCACGAAACTTACGAAGTGCTGGCACCTCTATAGCGGTGAGTATTGCCTCTTCTGCCTGTGTAATAAACAAGTCTAACTGAGCGTTTGTAAATGTGTTCTCAGTAATATCAGCTATGTTATCCCTCACCTGCTGTAATGTCATACTCATGTTGTCACCGTTACTGTGCCTATCTTGGTATTACCCACTAGTGTGTTGGGTATGTCTACGTTATTTCCGCCGCCTACAGGTCTAAAACCGTACTGGGTAACTCTACTTGCCGCAGCGGCGTTGTCTGGGCGCGGGTTGCGTATTGCTTGTGGGTCAGTTACTACAACTTCCCCTAACTTGTTCTGTGGATGATCTTTTTCCCAGCATTCAGGGCATACCATTAAATGCGTGTTCTTACTCTTGATAATCAGAGCTTTGAGTTTCTTTAGTTTATACTGAAACCCACAACGATCACATATAGCAATCGCTCTTTTAGCGGATGCAAATTTATTAGCCATTAGCAACGACCTATACTAGGCACAAAACGCGCTGAAGTTTTCTCCCTATCTTCTTCAGAAGCTAACCTAAATTGATCTTCGTATTCTTGTTTTAACATCTGTACGCGAGGCATAAGCTCAGGCACTTTCATAGCTATGTAGTACGCCAGTCCTGCTACCGCGCACGGTAGGAACCTAAACGGCATATCTGCTGTCTCTACCCCATCACCCGCGTCTTGTATACGGCGCATACGGTAGTAATATATTTGGTAAGTGTTGCTTTTATCCGGCACCGGCCACACGGATAAGAGCTGTACGTTCGCTCCTACAGTGGTAGGGGTAGGTGTAGCACCGTCAGTGTGGTCGCCGCTTTGGTACGTGCCCGCCTGCCCTAGTCTATGGACTAATGCTTGTAGTGGCCTACCCGTAGATAGTTTGTTGGGTATAGCTGCGTACGTAGGTAAGCTGATTCTGTTCAACGACAGGTCAGATTGCGACGACGCGTTACCTGCGTCTGTACGTATATTCATCTCACATACGTCTATCGTGTCGTCGGGCAAAGAATACGTAGAAATGTCTTTTGTGAGGTTGATAAAGCCTTCATCTATCGTCCACAAGTTAATCCCACGATTGGCCCACTCAATAGTAAGCATGTTCATGGAACGTCTAGCCGTACGTAGGTCGTAACCCGTGCGCATCTCGCGCCCAGCGCGTTCCCACGCCTCTTCCGCTATTTCTGTAAACTGCGGATTAAATGCTGTAGTACCTGAAGTAGCCATTATTTAGTTCCACACCCGCATTTGTGTCGTCGTTTACGAGCTAAGCCACCACCCCCAAACTTTACTGTCGCGGGTTTGGTGTTCTTAACTACCGTTTTGCCTTTTGCGCCTTCCCGCTTCTTTTTCTTAGCAGTGGCTGCACGTTGGCCTTTAGTTAGTGAGTTCGCTTTGTTGCGTGGTAAGCAACGGTCTGGGTTCTTCTTGTCTTTTGATGTGCCACACTTACCTTTGACTTTACCATCAGTACCGACACGAACCCAGTCTTGGTCAACCCATTTCTTTAGATCGCCCATTATTTCTTACCTTTAGAACCTTTAGCGTAATTAGGGTCTTTGCAATACTTAGAAGCTGCCATATTAGCATATGCACTGGGGTAAGTATCGAAGGTACGTTTAGCCCACGACTTACCCTTAGAGCATATTTTACCGCCAGATTTATAGTAGCGGCGCATGGTTAGCGCATCTTACACTTACGTACGCCCTGTTTAGCAATGCCCGCACCGCGAACTTTACCACCAGACTTGTAGGCTTTCTTAGCCATACCGCCGCCCATCATTTTCTTCTTCTTCTTGACCTTGCCGCCTTCTTTCATAGCGGGCGCGCCAGCAGGCATCTTAGGAGCAGGTGGCACGCCCGGAGCAGTAGCAGCACCGCTGCGCTGAGCTTCAGCCTTCTTCTTCATCATTTCTTCGAGCATTTTCTTTTTCTTTTGCTCTTCCGTCATAGGCATAGCAGGGGCACCGCCGCCAGCAGGAGCACCCATAGGAGGAGCGCCAGCCGCGCCGCCAGCCGCGCCGCCAGCCATGCCAGCCATTCCGCCAGCCATATATTTTTTAGTTTTCATCTTTTTACCTGATTTTTTTGCTTCTTTTTTGGCGTCCGCTTTACCTTTTTCGGTATAAGGGAATTTCTTATCATTTACTTCTGGCATGTTATTCTCCTAACATTTCCAACGTTTGCGCGCTTGGCGAAGCCTTGAATTGGGGTCTTTCGCTGCCTTCGGAAACTGTTTCATTTGTCCAGCAGAACGCGCACAGTACGACTTTCGACGTGATGCGCGCTTGCCAGTTGGTTTGTCTTCAGTTACTGCTGTCTTTAACTTACTACCGGGGTTATCTTTACGATACTTAGCTACACCTTTGGCGGTCATGCCAGCACCAGATTTGGTAGGGCGTTTCTGCCCGCCGCCTATGGTGTGGCCCTTCATAGAGCCTTTGACCTTACCGCCTTTCTTGTAGTAAGCGCGCATTAGAATATCTTCCGCATCACTAATATAAGGTCGTAACCTTCGCCCGCCGTACCGTTGGCTGTAGTAACAAATATGTCACCAGTAGGGTTAGTGCCCTGTGCGGTAAGACCACCCCACTCTGAGCCTACATCGACGTCTAACACACCCGCACCTACTTCGTTACTAGTAATGATCCGCACATCTGTATCGGCATCCCATAGTAAGAAAACAGTTAGGTTATCGGAGGCTATATTAATTGATTGTAAGATAATGCGCTCAATAGCAACGCCAGTCATGGTTTTACCACCAGAACTGTTGTACGCAGTAGCACTTACATCCAACACTGTAGCGGCGGATTCGTTTTCTGTGCCGCCTATAGTTACACCACGCTTAATAACTAACTTACGGTCGGTATTGGCTAGCACTTGTTCAGTGACTGTAATAGCCATAATCTATACTCCCGAGTTATTAGCTAAACGCCATTGTGCCAGTTTTACCTGTACCTAAGTGTTGTAAGTCCATAGTTACAGTCCATTTGCCTTCTGCATAGCAGACAAAATAGATGTAAGAACCAATACTTAGCAGGTTAGTAGCAGCACTAGCTGGGGTGAACGTAATTTTAGTGTCTGTGGCAACAGAAGTATCGAAAGTCACTGCGTTAGTTGCTCGGCTTTCAATTACTTGCCCTGATTCAAATGTATCAGTGCCAGCGCAATCAAAACGTAAAGTGTTAGTACCGCCGGTAGTGTCTACACTCTGCACGTGTACACAAATAGTACCTAGAGTAGCCGCTGGAAGCGTAGTAACCTGCGCCGCCGCCCCAGTAAATGGGTTTACATTAAGGCCAGCTACATAAGTTACAGTACCAGAAGTAGCTTTAGCAGTAACTGTTTGCCCTGCTAAAGAAGGTTTTTGTGGTCGGATAGTGATAACGCCATCGCTATCTTTAGAAATGCTAGTAAACCCATTTTCCGAGCGGACTGGGCCGTTAAAAGTTGTATTCGCCATGAGAATCTCCTGTCGTGGCTAATGTCTACCTACGATATTGCGGGTAGTCAGGGATTAGAACTTCGATCTTATAATAAAAAGAAAGGGAGCGCAAGGCTCCCTCTCAGTCTTACTTTACTTGGTCGATTAAGAACCACAGCCAAACATAGCTAGTGGGTCAGAAACACCAAACGAGTAACGTTCACGAGCTTTATAACGACTGTTACCAGTGTCAAAATCCGCGTCCATAGACGTAGACATTTTTGAACGAGTAAAGTGCTTTAAGCCATTTGGAATGTCAGTAGTTAGAAACCAGTTACCTGTATCAGTTAGGTAATGGTTAACCGCGTATCCACCGGGAACCACGCCATTGCTAGCGATAGCATTGATGTCGTTATCAGCAGTGCCCACTCGACCCTCAGTCTCCAACAAACGAGTTGCAACGAATTGCAAGTCAGATGGGATGATGAGTTTCTTAGGACGTGCAGCGATTTTTAAACCACGTTCGTCAGTCCACTTACCGATCTGGATAACTGCATTCTCAAGTGAAGTTTCGTTAAGATCAACGTTACCACCACTGTTTGAGTTAGTGCCACCAGATACTAATGGATGAGCCGTGCCTATTAAAGACTCGCCATCGCCATAAGTTTGGCTAAACGCAGTGTTCAGGATGTTAGCAGCTTTAACCTGCTTGGTGTACGCCATAGCGCGAGCTAATGCTTTAGTGTAACGACCCGATAAAGAATCGTACAAGTTATCTTCAATCGCTTCTTCAGTGATTGAGAAACCCATAGCAACAGTTTCGTGCGTGTAGCGTGCAGTGAATGCTTCTTGCGCCGTATCATAAGTGATAGCGTTGCCTTCATTCTTAGTTGGTGCAGAACCGAAGCCTGCTAGTTTAGTTTCTTCCTCAAACGAGCGGTCAGAAGTCTCTGATTCAAAGATTTCT